GCGGTTGATGTAGATTTGGGGATAGGCGAGGTGGTCAACAAGAGCGATTCCCCAGAACTCGCCAGTGTCATCGAAGCAGAATCGGTCGTAAGGATGACCGCCCCATGACCAAAGGTCGCTAGCCATTTCGTCCATAAGAACGACGTTTCCACAGACACAGATGACGCGCCAGTCCGACTCGACGCCCGTTTCCGTGTAGACCGGGACGTCCGAAAAGTTATAGTTGGTTGACCGTACACGGTTCTCCTTGATCCAGAACTCGTATACGATGTACGTCGGATACGGGTCGTACATTGACGGGTTCGTGGCTTTCGCCTGCCCGTATCGTGGTTGACCACCAGGCAAAGGGCCAGGGTTCGCCATCGGAGCGCGCGCGCCGGTGTCAGAGAATAGGGTTGGACGCTCGTCGATCTGACCCCAGGATGAGCCGCCTCGGGGTAGCCGAGCACACACGTCCGGGCCGTAGCGTCGCTCTAGTTCATCGTATGAGAACCGATGGACCTCGCAGAAATACTCACCGTCCTCCATCGTTGTCGCATAAGGCGAGGGGTAGAACGACCACGGGTCCACGCGCCTTAGCATTACGTCCCCAATGCCACCAGAGCGTGACCCGTCCCACACCGACTTGAGTATGCCCGTACCATACTGGAACGCATCCCAAAGCGACAGCTTCGTCTGCGCGTCGTAGTTGTAGATCAACCACGCCGCATAGATCACATCGGAAAGATCGTTCGCTATCTCCGACACCATCGAGTAGAACGTAGAGTACGGGTCCGTCTGCGGAACAAAGTCCAGAGATACTGACTGATCCGTCATCCACGCTACGAGGGATGACAACACAGGATAGATTTCGGAGTCGCGCGGCGCTGGCATCCAAGCCGCAGCCTGCACGTTGCCCCAGCGGTTGTTGGTTAGACGGTAGTTGCGTAGCCATGTCTCGTACCGAGCCCTCTTGTAATCCCGCGCTATGATGAACAGGTTGTTGAGACGGTTGATGAGGGATAGGTCAGAGTCAGGGACCGCGGAGGATTTCACGTGGGACTTGCGCGACTTAGATTTGGTCTGATGCAGACCGTACTGAGTGGACGGCATGAACATCAGCCCGTCAGTGATGTTGCGTCCCGTCTTGTCCTGCGGGTATGTCGTTGGTGACTGTGCCATCGTTAGACCTCGTAGAATCCGTTGAAGGCGTGGTAGACCGGAGCGCTGCCGAGTACCGCACCGTCGTACCTTTGCATGAGGACGAGGTTGTTGGAGCCTAGCGTCGTGCCCCAACCCATATTGTTCTCAATCTCACAGACGAACTGGAACCGCGTCTGTTTACCGGGGAGAGGTAGCTGGATCGCGTAGTTGGCTTGTCGCGTCCCGCTCATTTGGAGTTTCTGACAAAACGACACGTAGCAGATGCCGCCGTGGTTGAGGAAGCGTCTGTGGTTAGACGGGTCCGCTAGCTCTGTTAAGATCATCGAGCCTAATAGAGAGTAGATCGAACCCGTGATGGACGGCCAATCCTTCCACGGCTCATTCATCGGTGAAGTCATCGCCGTCCCCCACGTCTACTTGAGCGCTTGGTAGACCGCGCCTGACCCTTGATGTAGTTCTTGCCTTCACGGTCCCAGCGCGCAGCTATGTCCGGGTGTTGAGAGTACATGAAGCGTCTTTGCTTCTGGCTCGCGTACGGCATAAGCTATCGAGACCGTCGTGCTGCTGCCCTCGAACGACCTCTCGCCGAGAAGTGAGCCATGCGCTTGTTGCCGTACTTCTTACGACCGATATACGCGGCAAGTGCTGGCGACTTACCACTCTTGACCATTGCCGCGAATCGTCCACCACCGCCAGGCTCCATAGACTTCCCAGCCATTATAGCGTCCTCTCGTTGATGTTGTTGTCGCGGATGAACTTCGATCGAACCTCGAAGGCTTCCGTAGCGGTGTCAGGTCGTGGTACGTCGCCAGGGTCAACACGCACGTAGTGGTGATCCATGCCCGTCGCCTCGCTGTTCATATCGGACGTCACCTTGAGGGCGTCTGAGAACTGGCGGGTGTTTGACACGTACTGGCCTACCGCGTGGTTGAAGTGCGGCTTGAACGTGGGAGTCGATAGCTGGACTGTGGAATAGTCTCGCTTTATCAGACCACCGCATACGTGGCAAGGGTAGGGGTCATCGCGAGTGTTGGAGTCGAAGGCTAACCCGCAACTCCTACATCGGTACGCATAGATCACGCCACTTCCGCCTTCTGCTGATTGTAAATGTCCACGATCGTGTTCGTCTGCGGGTCTGCTATGAACGGCCCCTCAGCCCACGACGCGCACACACCAATCGCTAACGCCATCACCGAGTCGTCGTGGATGGATGGGTCTGCGTTACCCCACTCACCGTTGTCTCGCTGGACGTAGTTCCTGAGCTGATTATACGTGATCCGGTCGTGAATGGTAATGGAATGATCCACAATGACACGCTGAAGATGACCTATACACCAATCCTTCGTAGTCATGTTGGTCGCCCAGCCGAACGTCGTGACGAGGTTAATCTGAACTCTGTCGGCTCGCTTGTACTGCCACACATACGGGTAGTTGGCGTTGAGGATCGTCGCGATAGCAGCCTGACCACCGCCCATTACCTCGGGGCACAACATACACCAATTGTAATACTTGCCCGCCTTCATCATCTCCTTAGCGAACACGTACGGGTCTGCTCGTCCATGCCAGACAGCTACTTGTTCGTTGGTGAGTCGGTTAATGACTTGGACACACGCTGGATCGCCCGCAATAGACTCACTAGGGTCACCACTACAGAAATACCGATCCCAACGAATATCCCCGTCACGGGGGCGTCTAAAGACCGTCCAATTACCAGAAGAGTCAGGCACGAAACGAACAGTGCCATTGTCAAGATCAATAAACATGCCGCGAGTACCAGATTCTTCCGCAAAAGTATCGCGGAGGTGTCGGTGGGAGAAGATGGGTCGGCCACTTGTTATGAACGCCTCCTCTGGTGTCGAGGGGTATTCCTGCATGAACAAGTCTAGATCGCCCGTTGTCAGATTGATGATAGCCCAGCGCCGCCAAGCTATGTTCTCAAACGATGCTCCGATACGCAACAGCCACCGCTCGTACGCGTCCAACTCGGACTTGACCGTGAGAGTGGTGAACACACGGTACTCGGGATGCTTGTACCACGGGAAGAACATCGGGACGAAGTCGTTACCGCCCTCCTCAGCCTCCTGCCAGAACTCGTAGAAGAAGTTACCCACACCGTTCGCTGTGGACTCCATGACTACTAGTGAGCCGTGGCGGTTAGGGATCGTCTGGTTGATCGCACCCCACAAGCCGCGAGGATCAGGATAGAAGGCTACCTCGGACGCGTGGAGGGCGTGGACCGTGGAACCTCGTGCGGAGGCTGGGGATTTTGCCGTCGCTACGCGCAACCTCGATCGCGTTTCGCGCCAGTGCATTGTAGCCTTGGTGTCGTACTTGAGAGTGTATAGGGACTTGAACGGCCAAGTATCCCAATACAGTTTCGTCATCTCGAACAACTCGGACGCCGGGGTAGTTTCGTGGGATAGGACGAGGCCGTTCGTTCCAGGGTGTATGAACGACCACCAGTACAATACCGCCTCCGTCGCAGTGGAGATACCTAACTGTCGCGCCTTGAGGACGATGATACGGACTGGCCGACCCTCGTTGTACTGGCGTTCTATTTCCCCAATGAAAGGCCGCTGCGCCCACCCTAGATCACCTTCGAACGGATCGACATAATCAATATCGAACTTCCGTAGTTCCAGTGATTTGGTCTTGATCGTTAACTGTTTCAAGAAGGGCTTTAAGTTGAGCGCCAATGGACTGTCCCTCGTTAGGTGCGTGCATCCGCGGTCTGCCGTCGTCGGGTGGCACTACTGGTTCTGGTGGGGGTGGAGTAGACTGAACGTGAGCGGATCGTATACCTGACTCCGTTGCCTGCACGTCCACAACATGCGTGTCCGTAACTATCGTTTGGCGAACCGGGACACCGCGGTTCAGGACAAACAGTTCTTCGAGGCGTTCGCGAATCTCGCCTGAGCCAGTGCCGTCGCCTGTTCCTATGAGCCGAGCCGTATGACCTAGAAGTGATGTGATGACCCGCAGCTTTTGTTCCGTCGGCCCGAACTGTAGAATACGCGCAGCTTGCTTAACCGCCATTGAGGCTAGTGTCCTGACGTCCTCTTGCAACTGTTGCTCTTGGAGTGATACACTGGACACAACGCGCGTAATCGACCGCACATGAGCTACGGGTAGTCCCATCGACACCGCGATCAACTCAGGTGCCATACCCGCGTGTAACAGTTGGGTGACTACCTTATCCGTTGGTATCGAATCAGGGATCGGTTGTTCGTCAGATGGTCTGTCGGCGTCGTAGTTCGTCAATGGTGATTATCTCCCCAGTACGAGGGTCAGCTACTTCGTTTGGGTAACGGCACGATAAGCATACACCGTCGATTACGTCGAGAACAGGACCGCGACCAACTGCCGCCTTCTTTACCCGCTGACCGTTGGGTAGGAATATACCGCCGCATCGCTCACAGTGGATTATCTCGTTCATAGTCCGTTCTCCGCTATGTCTCGGGCGTACGGCTCCCATAGTTGAATGTCTATGGACAGCGGGAGTCCGAACGCGTCCGTCAGTGGTAGGGCTAGGTCTTTGAACTCGAATGGCACTTGGATCGTGAACTGCACGTCCCCGTTCTTCATGAACTTGGCCTCGGTCTTGAGATAGCCTACGAACTGAGCCGCGGTGAATATCTTTGGCTGTAGGGCTGTCACGTTAAGAGACTGTTCGTGTGGTTCGCGCTTGGCTTTCTCGTGAGCCTCGGTTGTTACTCTAGCCCGCCAGCCGGAGGGGGTGCTGTCTGCCCAGGACGAAACATCGGCTGATAGTCCACTCGCTCCATCTGCCCCGTTAGCGTGTTGAGGTGGTGTTCCATCTGGTTCGGATTCACCTGCGAAGGGATCAACGGGGTATGTGCGTTCCATTCACCCACGCTCATTTCGTCATTGTTCTGCGGTTTCAACGGGTCATACTCGTGGACGGGGATCATGCCAGGTTTGATGCCAGCTAGGGCGTCTAGCTCCGCGAATGGATCCGTAATGCGCGCCTCTGTTGTCACCGATTTCTCGGCGGCTGCCAGACCCGGACCGTTGATTACGAGGCTCAGGGATTGGGCTATCTCGCGGATAACGAGGCCGTAGTCGAAGTCCTGTTTCTCCGTCAGCCTGGTCAACAGCGCGCTGTTTTGTTCGACTATGCGGCCAATCAACCTCTCAACTAGCTGCCTCTCGCGGGACTCCGCTTCCAATTTCGACGTTAATTCCAAATTGGTCGTTTTCAATTCCGCGATTTGTCGAAACGCCTGATTTTTCGCTTCTCGCTGCTCGTACGCCCGGTTTTTCCACTCAGACGCCTTCTTACCAAACATGATCGTGAATGTATACCACGGATACCCGTTTTGTCAATAGTTTGGAATATCACATGCACGACC